ATATCAAATTAAAACTGGAAACACAACATCAGGTACAGTAACCACATTCTCTGCACCATTATCTGGTTCTAATGGTGTTGATTACAATGTTGGTGAATTGGTCTATCAATCACCAGATACCACACAAGCAAATGCTACAGCGCTCGGTTTTGTTCAATCGTGGGTACAAAGTACAGATGTGTTATCATTAAACAATATTGCTGGTGAATTTATTGATGGCCAGTTTGTATATGGTTCTTCTTCTAATGCACAATACACATTAGTTAGTTTTGATCCTTTAAATAATCCTGCCAAGAAAGAGAATTATGATAACTCTTATTTGGCAACTTCAGCAAATTCAATTTTGGATTTATCTGAATCTAATCCTTTTGGTAGTATCTAATGGCAAATACAACATACAATAGAGTGATTCGTAAGTTAGTTGTAGGTTTTGGTAACCTATTTGATAACATTACTTTAGTGCGTTACAATCCTGATAATTCAGAAGCACAACGTATGCTTGTGCCTATTGTTTATGCAGCCAAAGAAATGTATGTTAAGCGTCTTGAAGATGATCCAAATTTAGATAAGAAGATTCAAACTGCTTTACCTAGAATGTCTTTTGAAATGACTGGTATGACTTATGATTCTACCAGAAAACAGAATACTAATATTAAAAATTTTGCTTCAACATCAGAAGGTATTGTTTCTCAATATAATCCAGTACCATACAATTTTGATTTTAATTTATACATCTATGTTCGTAATATTGAAGATGGTACTCAAATTGTAGAACATATTATTCCATTTTTTGCACCAGATTATACAATCAAATTGAATTTAATTCCTGAGATGGGAGTAGTTAAAGAAGTTCCTATTATTTTAAATTCTGCCAATCAAGAAATTGAATATGAAGGTGATGCACATACAGTAGAAACTCGTATGATTATTTGGACACTTAACTTTACTGTTAAAGGTTTCATTTATGGCAATATTAGTTCTACAGGATTAATTAAAACTTCTATTACCAATATTCTCAATACAATTTCATCAACTGATAATATTGTGTTCAATATGACCTCACCAGGAATTGGAACATATCAGATTGGTGAAGTAGTATATCAAGGTTATTCTGCTGGTACTTCTACCGCATCGGGTAAAGTTATTTACTGGAATAATAATCAATTAACATTAACAGATGTTTCAGGTAATTTTGTATCTGATTTGCCAGTAATTGGTCGAGCATCTAATGCTAACTATGTGTTTGGTTCTTATCAAGTAAATCCAATTAATTATGCTCAAATAATAATTGAGCCTAATCCAACTACTGCCAATGCAAACACTTCATATGCTGTTACCACAATTATTGAAGAAACACCTAATATATCATCTTATTATCCAAATACTTAAAGTAAAAGGCACATACGGAATTTAATATGAACAAATTTGAAAAATCCATGGAAGAAATTTTTGATGTAACACCAAAAGAATTTCTAAATGATTCTGGTATTAATGATACCAATACAAACAAACATCCTGTGTTACCAGTAATTAAATCTGAAAATGTTGAAGAAGAACTACAACAAGATTTAACTGATGCTTATCAACAATCAAAAGAAAATCTTCAAGGTCTAATTGAACAAGGCACAGAAGCAATGGAAGAAATTCTAACCATTGCTAAAGCCGGACAACACCCAAGAGCATTTGAAGTTTATGGTACTCTACTGAAAAACGTGGTTGATGCCAATAAAGAACTCCTAAATATACAAAAGCAAATGCGTGAAATGTCTGGTATGAAAGAAAAATCATCTTCTAGTACCAATATCGATAAAGCCATTTTTGTTGGCTCAACCACAGAATTGGCAAAATTAATTAAAGATGGCAACAAAAAATAAACAAAGTTACCGAGATAACCCTCTACTAAAACGAGTAGGTGTTCAGGTTGAATTTACGGAAGAACAAGTCCAAGAATATATTAAGTGTGCAAAGGATCCAATTTACTTTGCCAAATACATTAAGATTATTACCCTTGATGAAGGTGTGACTGATTTTAAAATGTATGATTTCCAAGAGGACATGATTAGAACATTTAATAATAATCGTTTTACTATCATGAAATGTCCTCGTCAGGTTGGTAAAACCACCACTACGGTGGCATATTTACTTTGGACTATTCTATTTCAAGATTCTCAAACTGTAGCCGTTCTTGCTAACCGAGGTGAAACTGCTCGAGCCATTCTTGGTAAACTTCAGTTGGCTTATGAAAATCTACCTATGTGGTTACAACAAGGTGTGATTGAGTGGAACAAAGGTCGTGTAGAATTAGAAAACGGTTCTGTAATCGTTGCTTCTTCCACATCAAGTTCAGCGGCTCGTTCTGGTTCGTATAACATTGTTTTCTTAGACGAGTTTGCTTTCGTACCGGCAAATATAGCCACAGACTTCTTTACCTCAGTTTATCCAGTTATTACTGCTGGTACTAAAACTAAGATTATTATTGTTTCTACTCCTAATGGTATGAATCTGTTCTATAAGATTTGGACAGACGCCATCAATAAGAAAAACAACTATGTACCATTTGAAGTTCATTGGTCTATGGTACCAGGTCGTGATGAGGCATGGAAAGAAGAAACAATCCGTAACACATCAGAGCATCAATTCCGTCAGGAGTTTGAAACTGAGTTTTTAGGTTCTACCAATACTTTGATTTCTGGTACTAAATTGCAACAGTTGGTTTATCAAGAACCAATTGCTGATTTTGATATGATGAAAATCTATGAACAACCAATCAAAGGTAACGATGAAACCACCAAAGACCACATGTATATGCTTGTGGTTGATGTGTCCGAAGGTCGAAATCTGGACGCCCAAGCTTTCTCTGTAATAGATATATCTACCACTCCTTATAAGCAGGTGGCTAGTTATCGTAGTACTTCTATGTCTGCAATGTTGTTCCCAACGGTCATTTATAATGCCGCTAGGTTATATAATGATGCTTACATTTTAATAGAAATTAATACTAATCCAACCGTAGCAGATATTATTCATCAAGATTTAGAGTATGAAAATCTAATGAAAATCTTTACGGGCAATAAAAAACCACAACAATTATCAGGTGGTTTTGGTAGAGGAGTCCAATTAGGACTCAAAATGTCGGTTGCTGTAAAACGAATTGGTTGTTCAAATCTTAAAACTTTGATTGAAGGTAATAAATTAATAGTTAATGATTTTGATACCATTTCTGAATTGACCACTTTTGTGGCCGACAAAACATCATTTAAGGCAGACGATGGCCACAATGATGACTTAGTAATGGGTTTAGTTATGTTTGCGTGGGCAACAGGTCAAAAGTATTTCAAAGACATTGTTAACCACGACATTCGTAAACAAATTCAGCTGGAGAATTTGAACCAGTTGGATGAAGAAACACTACCTGCACCTATCATTGAGACTGGTTTGGAAAGACCAGGACTAGAAGTTATTGATGGTGATGTGTGGGAATTCGCAGATGGCGGTGAAGTTTATTCTGGTTTTATTAAAGATATGATAAAAAATCTCTAAATATGACCTATCATAAATATCTGTATGGTATCTTAACTGCCAAATAAATCATAATATCAAGGAGATAACAAATGGCATTTCAAATCTCTCCAGGCGTAAATGTTTCCGAAGTCGACTTAACTACAGTCGTTCCATCGGTTCTAACTACGGCCGGTGCATTTGCTGGAGGCTTCGTATGGGGTCCAGTAAACAAAATCGTTAGTGTTGATAGCGAAATTACCTTAAATCAACGTTTTGGTAATCCAGACAGCAACACATATGTTTCATTCTTTACTGCTGCTTCTTTCTTGGCTTACGGTAATAATCTACAAGTTGTTCGTGCTGCTAATACAAGTGCTTACAACGCATCTTCAAACGTAAGTCCTATTACCGGTTTGGTAACAAGTACTGTTCAAGTACCTAACAAAGATGTTTTTCAAGCACAATATTTACAAAACTTGACCAATGCTAATGCTTATGGTCCTGTTGTTGCTCGTTACCCTGGAGCTTTAGGTAATTCATTAACTGTTTCTGTTCTTGATGCTGGTCTTGCTAGTCAGTTTGCTTCTTGGAACGTAAACGGTGTTGGAGTTTCTTCTTACTTTAATGCTGCTCCTGGTACTTCAGCACAAGCTGCTGCAGCTGGTGCCGCAAACGATGAAATTCATATGGTTGTGGTTGATACTGGTGGTTTATTCACTGGTGCTAAAAATACCGTTCTTGAAGTATTCCCATTCATGTCCAAAGGTGCTGATGCCAAAGATTCATTGGGTAATTCAAATTACTATAAGAACTACATCTATAATAATTCCAAATACATTTATGTAATGGATCCTCCTCAGTATGCAAATACTGCAAATACTCAATCTACAAACTATTGGGGTCGCAACTTAGCTAATACCAGTTTTGCCGTTTTAGGTAATAATGCTTCTACTGGTCCTAACTATGTTACTTTGGCCAATGGTACTGATGTACAACCAACCGATGCTGATTTAGAAAATGCCTATTCATTATTCCAAAATGCTGATGCTGTTGATATTTCGTTGGTAATTACAGGCGGTGCTGATACTACTGTTCAACAATATGTAATTGATAATATTGCTAATTCTCGTAAAGATTGTGTGGCGTTTGTATCGCCTCCTTCTTCTGCTGTTGTTAACCAAACAGGTAACGAAGTTGCAAACATTACTACATGGAATACTTCATTAGCTCGTTCAACATCATATGCAGTTGCCGATTGTGGTTGGAAGTATATGTTTGATAAGTATAACAACGTATATCGTTGGATACCATTAAATGGTGATACTGCTGGTCTGTGTGTATACACCGATTCTATCCGTGATCCATGGTATTCACCAGCAGGATTCAATCGTGGCAACTTGAAGAATGTTGTTAAGTTGGCATGGAATCCTACTAAAGCTCAACGTGATACACTTTATGCAGCAGGTATCAATCCAGTAGTTACATTCCCTGGTAATGGTACTGTATTGTATGGTGATAAGACTCTACAATCTAAACCTTCTGCTTTTGACCGGATCAATGTTCGCAGACTATTCATTGTGCTTGAGAAAACAATTGCTAAAGCTTCACAATATTCATTATTTGAATTTAATGATGCCTTTACACAAGCACAATTTGTATCTTTGGTAACTCCATTCCTAAGAGATGTACAAGGTCGCCGTGGTATCTATG